TTTGTTACATCTACTAAATTAATTTGTATGATTTGTCCTATTATGAAACCTCTTGGCACATCATTCGAATCTTCTAGAAAATTTTCTAGTGAATTTGAATCGAGAGAAATTTTACCTATGATCTTTTCATCACGTGTATCTAATTTTAAATGAATTATATTATTATTTGATAGAGTAGGTATAACAGAAAAAGTAGCTACATCTCTTTTGAAAAGTTGTAGTGTGTTTAGACTAACACCTTCAATTTTTGTATTGAAACCAATAAAAATTTCTTGTGATTGTGGTAAAAAACTTAGGTCGGTATTTGAGTTTTTATAGGGTAAACTATAATAAATATCATCAAATATAGTTTGTTGATATTTGGGATCTTTTACTCTATCTAGATATCTATTTGGTTTTTTGTTAAGAACAATTTCAGTCAATGGTTTCGGACCTGTATATGAATAGGAACCAGTGGTTTCGAGTAAATTTCCAGAAAAATCAAAAAGAAAAAAATCAGTATTTACAACATCTTTCCATTTCCAGATGAATTGTGTAGGATATGGAGCTTCAAAATCAAATTTTTCTCTTGGTTTTCTTATAAATTCTCTGCCTCTTACCCAATATGTACTCTCAGGTATGTAGTCTTGTGAAAGAGCTCCAAAATATTCATCAGCAATCTCTTCGAAATTCTGAATAATAGATGATTGAGCTATAACAATTTGAACACTCACCTCAACTAATTTATTCAAAGAGGGTTGTAAAAATAAAATACTTCTTCTTTGGGGATTGTGTGTATTTGTTGTAAGATTTGCAGATGTAGTAAGTGAGTATCTAGTAAGACCGGTAAGTGAATTTATAACAGTAGCTTTATTGGTCAGACCAACATAAAAGTTTTGATCTACTGGATTAGTTGAAATACGACCGTTACTAGCAAAGTTACTCGAATATACATTATTTAGTTCATCATCGAATCCATATAATTTTCCTGCTGGATCCATGAGAATTGAAATTGATCTGTCTGTATTGTAGGAGAAAAAGGCATTTCCAGTAGTATCCAAAGTGATAGGATAACTTGTTGAAACTGTCCCACTCTTGAGTGTATAGATTGTATTATTAGCAAGACCAATAATTGTAGAAGAAGGTGGGTGATAAAATATATCTCTTCCCAAATTAGTAATTGAATAAGAAGCTGAAACTTCTCTTGTTTGTGTATCTATCTCGACAAGTTTGTTGGTTTGTGTTGTTGCGTATACTTTTTTCTCTACTGGATTTATTTCAATTCTTCTACCATTTTGTAAAAGATCGTGATTCTTTAAAAGTGTGTGATTTTTGTCATAAATAAGAAAATCATTTTCATAAGTAAGTGTAAGATAAATATCACCATTTACTTCATTTACTTCAAGATCATATGGTTCTTGAACTGAAAAAGTTGAAACAATTTCATCTGAGAACGGATTTATTTTATAAATGAGAAACTGTGTTGCTACATAAAGATATCCGTTGTAACTGTTATTTCTTAGGAATCTTGACCCAGAATTACCTGTTAAATTAATATTTTTTAGACGATATTTAGAGACAGCATCAAATGATTCAAGACTATTACTTAAAACATAATATTTTTGTGAAATAGGTGTGTATATCACATCAACAGCACCTGAAAGAATATTTTGTGAAGATAAAAAATAACTTGAAATTTGACTAAAAGTTCCAGTAAAAAAAGAACTAGTCCAAGCGCCTATACTAAATTCAGCACCGATAACATTTGAATAGGGCTGACAATAAGTATAGGTAAATCCATCCGGATAACTAACTATAATATTATCCGTATCTCTGCAGGGGGAAGACCAGAAAGGACCTTCATAACTCAGATTCATAAACATTCTGAATAAGTTTATGATGTTATAATCACGATTATTATAGGTAAAAGTAGAATTGAGTAAAGATACTGGCATACCCAAAGAAAAATTCACATCGTAAAAATCCTGGACATTGCTAGTAGTCACACCTAGATAATTACCCAAAATGAGTGCGTTTGATGTGATAAGATTTCCTAAATTACCGGTTGCTTTGATAATATAATTTTCAGCAGAATCACCAGGCAAAAGGTTTAAATAGGTATTAAATGTAAGGGATCTAATTTTAGTAATATCTTGAGTATTGACCTCTATAGTAGTATCATTAACTCTTGTTATGAACACTCCCAATTGATTCAAATAAGCTTGCCAAGTTGTAATTAAACTATCGATGGTCTCTTTCACTAAGTACCCAGAATTAGATGTTGCTGATGTTACAGTAAATTCTTGACCGTTAAGCACTAACCCTAATCTTGGCCCTACGCGTGAAAACTCACCAACATAGTAGAGAATATCATATTTTGCTGTAGTTCCTACCCTAACTGAGAATCTTAACTCGACATTTGGATAAAAACTAGATAGATTTATAATGTTGTAGTAGGATGTTCCCCATTTACTTGATAGAGTAATAACCACACCTAGCTTAGAAAGCTCGGCAAAATGTTTATCTCTCCAAGCTTTAAGAGTAAGATTTATTGTTTTTTCAATATCTACACTCACTCCATTATAAGCCCAAACAGTATCTTGATGATAAATCTGTGAGTTTACAGTAATTTCGATACCAAAATCATCTATATCTGAAAGGTAAATATTATAATTGAAAATTTGGGAAAAATCTCTATTTTTCTCTAGAACTAGTTTTTCAGTGATCTCTAAATTTCTATTGTATGTGATTTCACTCGAGGTGATTTCGGTAAGGTAACTATTCTTATAGAATTTTATATCAAAGTATTTCGATGAATATTGTGGTTTTACGAGTAGTTTTCTACCATCAAATGTTAAAATAAGACCGAACTTAAGAAATTCATCTTCAAACTTATCTACAAATTTTGCTATGTTTTGGGTATTAGTAATATTTGCTGGTGAATAAGTTCCACCCTCAAATATCAAAACATTATTATTTAATTGAATAGTAGCATTGGATAAATTTTCTGTAGTTACTGTTGAGGTAAGTGGTAGATAATCTGGTGAATCTGACCAATAGAGAGTATCTGATGGATATACTGGTGAGTTTATACTATGTGTATAAGATTGAATACACTGATAAATTTTTCCATTATAAACAACCAAATCACGTTGATCAAAAAGTCTACCTGTTAGAATCTGATTGAAATTTAAGATATTATCAACTTGAAGTGTTGAAGTATTCAAAGAAGATTCAGGTATGTAGAATACGCTCCCTGGCTTTAGAAAATCTCCTATACTATTCGAAAAAAATATATTACTACCACTCAGACCTATATTTCCCTGGTAAACAATAGGAAGTCTTGTAAGAAGTGTTAGTCGAGCTATGATATTATCATCTGTATCTACTGAGTCTTCAAAAAAGTAATATTCAGTATATTCACTATCTTTAAGATCTTTATTTAATATAGTATAGATGCCGTCGTTTTCTGTAGAATTAACAACGGTTAGTTTTCTGCCGTTAAAAACTCTTTTATCGAAATATTGTTCTGACCAACTTGATAATTTGGTTGAACCATCAGAATATCTATAATCCCCAACCGAAAGAAAATTTACCCCAGAAACTGTAACACCTAGGTAAGTATTTGAATTTGAATAAGAACCAGACCAATTTGTATAAAAACTAGAATTACTTTGTGTTGATATAATCATCACCGCATCTTTCTTAGTATCGATAATTTGATAAATTGTATTGGTATCTCCTAGATTAAAAATATTACTTTCAAATCTCAAATAGGAACCTTTTGGAAAATTTCTTTCAAAATTAGGACCATAGATCCATTTAGAATAGAATGTGTTATCTCTATTCTCTGGTTCTATTTTTGATACTTTGTAACTTTGAGTAGAAGATCCATAGTAATCAAATCCTCTTTCATTGAAAAGTTGCCATTTTTCAAGCACCATCTTATCTGAGAGATAATTAAAGGCATCAATTTTTTCAAATGAATAAAGACCATAAGTTCTAAAGGTGTCTGAAGAGTTTTCAGAAAATATTAAATCAGCCTCCCACACTTGGGATTCGTCATTCCATTTGGTATTAATCTGGTTACCTTCTTTATCAAAGAAAATAAGTTTTTCTTCTATCACTTTCTGAGTTTCAAATTTAGATATATATATAAACTAACAAAAAATACCCCTGGATAAAGTTATGGAAAATATTTACGAGAATATATTAAAATTCGAGGACTTCATCGATAAGAAGCCAAGTAATAATCTAGTTTATCACTTAGAAAATAAGATATCAGTTTTGGAAAATATATTTAGACCTGGATCTACTTCATTTTTCGAGTTGATAAGAGAATCAAGAAATCATCAAGAATTATTGAGTGATGCTGATCGAGTTCTTTTTGAAGAGAGTGATCTAGGTCTTTGGGCAAAGTTCGAAGGGGAAATGGTGCCACTTGATTTTCCGATACTTTGTGATGAGTTTATTACAGAAGCTGAATATAAAGGAAAAAAAGTAAGTCTTGGAAAACCTATGAGAAGTTCAGGACCTAAAAAGTATAAAGTTTATGTTAAAAACCCCAAGACTGGAAATGTGAAAGTAGTTCATTTTGGTGATGTAAAAGGTGGTCTAAATGCTAAAGTTAGTGATCCGAAAGCAAGAGCTAGATTTTCGAAAAGACATAATTGTCGTGAAAAAAAGGATAAAATGACACCTGGTTACTGGGCATGTCGTGCTAACAGATTCTCCTCTCTTTGGGGTAAGTCATATCCGGGGTTCTGGTAAAATAAAAAATATTAAAAAAAAAATTTATGAATTTACCTTTCAAAGAAAAAACGATAGGTGAAAATATCTTCCTAAGAACTTTCGATCAAGATGTTGATTCTGGTGATTATGTTTGGCATAGAGATCGAGAAGATAGAATAATTGAGTCATTATCTGGAACAGATTGGATGATACAAATGGATAATGAACTTCCTAAAATAATATCCGGTAAAATTTTTATACCAAAAGGTGTCTATCATCGAGTAATCAAAGGTTCAGGAGATCTAAAAATAAAACTTATAAAACTTTCATGAATTTTGTTTGTGTGATAGCTCTGTTTTAGAATATATAGTTTAATATGGCTACAGTAACTTTTGAGGCTAGTCCGCTTACAAACTGCACATTACAACTTATTTTTCCCAGTGGTGGAGGTGTCTTAAATATTAGTTCTACTTTTAGTTTTCCTTGGACTTTTGATCCTATTTTATACGGCCGAGGATCGGATGAGTTAAATGGAACTTATATTTTTACCTGTGATGGTTGTGATTATACAGTTTTAGTATCTAACTATATTCTAACACCAACACCATCACCTACTATAACTTTGACACCTTCTATTACACCATCTCCATCGCACACTTCTTTGCCTGCTGTATCACCAACACTAACTGTAACATCCACTGTCACTTCTACCCCGACACCAACACCAACTTTAACTAAAACTCCCGGTATATCCCCAGATCCAACACCAACGAATACTTCTACACCATCATCAACTGAGAGTCCAATACCAACTGACACACCTACATCCACACCAAGTTCAACCTCAACAGTTACACCTACATTAACACCCACAATAACAGTAACACCTAGTATAACAAGATCACCCGGTGCATCACCAGAAGCGACACCCACCAACACACCTACTCCATCAATCACATCAACTTTAACACCGAGCCTGACACCTACATTAACACAGACACCTAGCGCAACACCTGGTTGTCCTGAATGTACACAAGGTGATGGAGTTTATTTATGGTCTTACTTGAATGGTCTTGACTGGTCTCAACCCAACGGTGGTAGTTTTGTAGATCCTGTTCCTAGAACAGCAAATTTCTATAGTTCACCAACATCATCTTCTAGTCTTTACAATTTAGTTTCTCAATTCATAAACACGGTAGAGAATAACGTATCTGGTTTGTGCACAACACCAAGTAGAACAATTTATCCAATAGATATAGCTGGCCACAACTGCGAAATTGGTGCTGGATCTTGTGCTACGTTCTCTTGTGGTGGAAATACTTATTCGAGTGCCTACAATTACATGAGTTGTGATATTAGAAATCCTGAAAGAACAGGTGGATTCAGGATGGTTTGTAATGGAACACATAGTTTTGTCTTCAATTCTCCCGTATCTGATCCTGTTTTAGCTATCTATCATCTAGGTTTCTCCCAATCAGGTATTACGAATACGGAATATTTACAATTTAGCTCAACTTATTCTATGTGTTGTGATTGTAACGATTGTCCAGAACTAAAATCTTCATTAGTATCAGAATCTAGTTATATTTTAAGTGGTGCTAACATGGCTACAGGTATAATAAAATTCTCTGGAACTTTCTCTCAGATTTCTGTTAATCTTTCCAATTTGTACTCACAAAGTAAATCCATTAAACTCGTTTGGGGTTTGCCACAGAATGAAAATCCTGTTATGAGTCCTACACCTACACCCACAATAACATCAACTAAAACCCCAACTCCTACAGTAACCAAAACACCAACTGTTACTCCAACAAGAACACCCACACCAACTCCAACCTTATTTACATTCTTAGGTAGAACTACTCCGGATGCTATAAACGCAGCTGGTGCTTGTTCAACTTATCAAACAGTCAGAGCTTATTATAGCACTAAATCATTAGCGTTTTTAATTAATGGAGATATTATCTATGATGATGCCGCACTTACCACACCTACAAATGGTGGTGGAAAGTGGATAGCACTTACAGTTGGTGGTGTAGGGACAAAAAGACCTCTACAGATCAATACAAATGGGTCGATTATGTCCTCTTACTACTGTATTTGATCAAAAAAAAACACACCCTAAGGTGTGTTTTTTTTTCGGATAGATAAAATCTGTTGGGATTTTATTTTGTTTCTTGACCTTCTGGTGGTGCTACATCATCACCTGTTTCTGGATCTTCAAAAGAAGCAACCCATTTTTGTATATCTGTAGAGAGTTGCTTAGCGTGATTATCATAATAGTTGATAATCTTAGAGATTTCACCAATTCTCCTTAAAATATCAGCAAAAATATAGGTAGAATATCCGAGACCTTTTACTTTATGTTTTGCGATAAGGTGATACATATAGGTCATTTCGGTAGCATTAGCCTGGTACCCTTTTACTGAAGTATCATCTTTGTTAGTGCCTTCAGAGACCCAAGTTCCAAGCATATCGGTCAGTTCAATAGCTATAAATATTGTATTAACGTCATATTCAAGTTTATCACGAAGAAGTTCAGTCAAAAATTGATACTGCTTTCTATTAATATAAAAAGTAAATTTTACATCTCTCAAGATTTTAGCGTATTCGTTCCATAATCCTTGTGCGTCAGCATAAAGAATATCTTTCGTGTTATCACTTTCACCATATCCGTTGTTGTTTTTCATATAGTCTTCTATTTGACTTATGAGTCTATCCATTTGAACTTCATCCTCTAGATCAAGAAGTCTATATTCGATTTCGTTTTCGAATATTGTAAGTTTTGGCTTTACCGTAGCGGTTTCAATTAGTTTTTTATTTTCGTTTTCCATAGTGTGATTTTTTTTGTTCTACAAATCCTTGTTCAGAATCGAGTTGTTGTTCGTTGTATAAATCTTCAATTTGATTAGCTCTTCCTACTTTTTCAAGACCATATTTCGAGATAAGAGAAGTGAAAGTAGAGAGATTAGGTTTTACAAACTTAATTTTACCAGTATCTAGATTGATACTTATTTTATCAAGTTCTTGTTCTATAAGAATAGTAACACTTTCTTCATCAAACTTAGAGATAAGCTCTTCGTTCATACAAACAAGAAGTTCATTTTGAAGTAGAAAGTTATACTGATCGGGAACTTTTGAGATTTTAATAAGTTCTTTTTGCTCTTCGTGACCAATAAAAGCAAAGTTTATTCCTAATGGAAATGCTTTGGTATCAAAAATCTGATTGAATAGGTTAATTGAGTCTTGTGAAAGATTATAATATTTTGACATTTTTAAATTGTTTGTAACTTATATAAACCCTATAGAAGAAGTTTCAAAATTATAGAGCCTAAAATCAATGTTCCGAGACTCCAGGGTAATACTTTCAACCAAAAATTCTTTGCTAGTTTATCTGTGTTGAATAATCTGAATCCTATAACAATTAAATACGAAAATTTATCTACTTTTTTTACTTCATAAATATCATAAAGTTCATTCAATCCTAAATTATTGAGATATTTACCCATATTTTGTGAATATTCTCGAATGTATTTTTCTGCAAAAATATCTAAATCTCTTTTTCTGAAATTATAGGGTTCTTCCATTTCTTCTTTAGGCAAATTTATTACCGTATAAATCCTATAAACTTTATCGATACGACTAGTGAAATTTTGAAATAGATCTTCTCTGTTTTTTTCCAAAGTTTTTCTATAAGTAAGATAAAGTTGTATTTTTTTACGAAGTGATACTTTATTCATAGTAATATTTTTTCTTAAATAGAATGTAATCCTTGTCCATCGTTTGATGATTCTATAGAAATAAGTCTTATTTGATGATCATTATCTCCTTTTTTCTTGTATAAATCGTTGTAACCACGAGCAATACCTCTTTTAAATATTTCGGTAAAGTAAGCAAAGGCATTATCTGATTTTTCTTCATTGAAATTATACCAGTTAGAGAACATATCCAGAATTCCCGACTGATAGCAGTCAAGTTTATCATCGTTACTTCTATATCTCATTTTTTTAATCGTTCTTTTTGCTAGAATTTCTAGCATAAGTTTAGATTTATTGGTGAGTTTTCCAGTTGCTTTGGAGACAATTATCTCCATGTAAAGATCTTTATTATGAAGATACACAGGTTTTAATTTTTTTTATTGTATAATTTGTTAAAAGTTTTCAATTTTTGTTTAAAAAGTAAAAACCCCTATGTTATATAGAGGTTTTTACATCTTCCCGAACTTTTTTTTTACATTTTATACTTATTTGAACTCTTTACTTCTTTGACTGCCATCAACTCTTCTTCTAAATGTTCTTTTCTTTTTGTAAGATTTTGACGAGCCTCTAAAAGAATTTTTGACTCTCCGGTAACTCTTAGTGAATTATTGATTTTTGATAGATTTATATTTACGTCTTCTAATTTTAGAGTTATTTCTCTTTCTTTATCTTCTAATCTTCTATTTTTTACAATTTCTTTATCTAACTTATTCTCAAAGAAATAGGTAAGATCGCTATTTAATTCATTTTTGATTTCATTTACAAGCTCAAGTGCCGTGTCGTATTTATAGAATGAATTGCCGTATCTTTGATCGCAACGATAAACATAGTTGCCTGCTTTGTAATTGAATACAAAGCATTCTAAATATGGATTAACTAAATTAGTTACTCTTTTAACTACATCAAGTTCAACGAACTTATCGATATTCTTCTGTGTTTCTAATAGAATGGGATAGAAGTTTTTGTTAGCAATAGGAATAATAGGTGATTGAAATAAGGTCTCTAGTGTAGTTTCTTTGTTCATCTTATCATCATTGATATAGATAAGTCCTTCGTTAGCTACAGAAAGACCGATAGTTAAGTTTTCAGAGATTCTGAAATTAATTCTATCTTCATGAATCATTGAATACCTTAGACCAGTTTCGATGTTTCTAAGAGTTCTAAGATCTTCATCATTTTTAACCCAGTTTTCAAGAAGGGTCTTTTCAACGCCACTCTCGGTTAGAAGGAACCAACTGCCGTTGATAAATGCACAATAACCACCTTCTACTTGCTCAACTATAGTATAGACACTTTCTGAACTACCCCCTGATAGAAGATTTGATCTTTGCTCAGGAGATTTAGTAAGATTATGAACAAATAGTTTAATTTCAGGAACCCAGTCATAAATAGCTAGCTCATTTACAATTTTTCCTAATCTATCTTGATCAGACTCCATGTTGATAACTTCAAGAACAACATTAATAGGTTGTCTATAAAGCTCACCTTGATTCTTAGAATTAAGAACATTATAGAGGTGCTTTAGTTCATAAATAAGGCTATGATTTGCCACGTCATCATTGAGTGATTCGAGTAAATTCTTTACTGATCTATCATAGGTATGAATTTTCAATGATTCGTTCAAGGAGGAAATTACCTGCTTTTCAGATACTCTACCTATAGCACCCATATGTGAATTTACTATGGTCGAGATTTCTTCCTGATCTAAATTTAAACTTCTTACAAAGTTAAATAATTCTAATTTCAAGTTCTTCATATTAAAAAATGTTTATTTTTTTTAAACTATATATATTATTTAAAAAGTGTGTTTTTTACCTTTTTTTAAATTATATTTTTTGGACCAAATCGTTGGTTGATTTACCAGATCTACTTTTTGTTGTATATAGATTACCTCGCCATTGTGAAAGAGCTGCAGAGTTATAATCTTCTAAATTTTCCATAAAAGCTGGGTAGTAAGAGTGAACCTCAAGTGATACATCAATTTTTATTGTATTATCTGAAGTTAAATTCTTTTCTCTAGAAATGGTTACTTGTTCTGTATCTGGAACTATAACCACCGCATCGATGTTCATATAATTATACTCAAAATACATATATCGATACAACCACAGAGTGTTCATAATTGCTTGAGAACATTTGAATACGTCTATTTCACTTTTAACTTTTATTGAAAGGTCGTAACTAGCTTGTATTGGTATAGCTCTAACTTTTGAAAGCATCGTTTTTATTTCACTTTCATTTTCAACTATGGTTTTAAGCCAAACGTTTGGATTCGTGAAATCATCAGATTTGATGTTCCAAGACTTGAGTGTTATATGACCTCGTGGGATAATATCGGTATTTATCTCAACAAGACGATTGTTAGAAACTACGTCATCGGAAAAAGAATCAAGTAGGTATCTTTCATCACCTGTTAGAGAATAATACATAGGAACTTCAACTTGTCTATCTCCTTCAGAAAACCTATTTATCCATTTCAACTTACCTTGTAATAAGTCTAAAAGACAAATAGTCAAATCCCTGAAATAGACATCATCAAAATTAAATTTGTTTCCTATCATATTTTTGTATATATTTGTTTTTTAATCTTTCTTGAAAACAATCGGAAATCCTCCACATATAATCAACCCAATGGACAGACAACTTCTTATTTCTGATAAGTGGAGACCTAAAAAGTTCGAAGATCTTCTATTACCAAAAAGAGTCAGAGATTATTTTTCATCTGGCCTCACCCAAAATGTTATTCTACATGGACATTACGGCATAGGTAAAACTT